GGATGATTCCGGTCCCGTTACACCCCCTATTAGCCACTCCTGGAAGGGATCCTGGTCGATTTATCGACAGATCCCAACAGCACCCAACTCCTCTACCTATTCCTTCATTCTCAGAATCAGAAGACAGTTCTTCTGTTGACTCTGATTTTGAACCTCCCGTAGCTTTAGAAGTAGTGCCTGCCTTTATGGGTCGAAATCCGATTTTAATCGGGTTCCCTATCGGGGTTTTACGGCAATTAACATCTTATCATTTTATAAATATTCCTTCTTTAAGTGAACCCAGAGAACACTTACTAGGCAAGTCTTTACCTGCCTGTGCTCTGTGGGTACATAGCGATTTAGATTTCTTTGATTGGTCGCATATTAATTACGATTCTTTATGTAGTATTATTAGACGTTACGATAGGAACCCCGAATTTTCTCGGGTAGTGTTTTATAGTCCTTACAACTTAGATTTTAGACGATTGGCAGCACTCTTTTCTCCACTTCATCCAACCGCTGAACGTTTGGACGAATACGGTGAACGTGATGCCGATTTTTCGCTAATAAATAATATGGTAGTATGTTTTCCCCCACTTCATCATGCGTTCGGAACATTGAGATTTGCTGACGGTTCATTCGTTGACTGGTTTCATTCTACCGTACGCCCTAGCCCAACCTTACCTACAGGTCTGTATTCATGTGTCAAAGGACTCACGCCCCGCGTTACTAGGTGGTCGTCCAGTTGGCATACAGAATATTCACATGCGTTGATTCCGATAGAAGGTTCATCCGGTCAGTTGTTTACCGACGGTATGGACCTCCAATTTTATCGGTTCGACCTTGATAATTATGTAGAAAACAGTTTAGATTGTTTTACCTTTGGAATGGACACTCAAATCTCTTACGAATTGGAGACTATAGTGCCCAAATTCTTGTCATTGACTAATTTCGTGTGTAATACGCAGAATAATTTTATGTCTCGTACAACAGGCGCAAATCTCAAAACACAAATCGCTAACTCTCCAATGAGTCCCATTCTGGCACTCACGGGAGATGTTTATGTTGAAAAATTGAGAATTGTTGCGTCTGAACGAGTACTTTTGTTAACTCGCGCATACTTGCTAGACACTGGAGCGATATCCAGATGCCAGTATCTCACGGAACGACTTTTGGCATGGTATCACACCTTTCCTGGTGGTTGGTTTGATAAGCAGGAATTATATAGAAATTGGACAACTGCAACGTTGCGTAAGTTCGGTACATCCGAACGTGTCGGTTTAGCTCTTATGGAGACTAAAACTTGGCATAAACGCATCAAAGCTCTTATCCTCATGTTCATCTTTGTGACGAGCG